TGAGATTCGTGTAATGCTGCCATATCCATCAATGATGGACCAGAAACTTTAGGTGCTGGTACAGCAGCAGGTGCTCCTTGCATTTTTGCTGCTCCTGCTTGTGCATCTAGTGCACCATTTTGACCATATGCAAATCCTGTATATCCTGGTTTAGCCTGTCCTGATTGACCGTTACCACCAGTGGCAGAAACATTTGCAGGATTATTCTGCGGAGCAGTTGGGCGCATTCCGCCACTGTTCTTATTCCCTGCCATTGTTCCTCCTAATTAATCTCTTGCTTAAGTATATGAAATGGAGCAGATGTTGCATTATTATTAAGTGCTGCAATTCTCATCGCATCTAGTACAGATGCTCCTGCGTGTAGCGCACCAAGTGCGTAATCTCCGCCTGAACCAATTGCATAAAAATTTGTGTCATTCATTGCTACTGCAAAGTCACTGTCAATCTCAAGTATGATTCCATTGATAGCAATTAAGATTTGTAATTCAAATTTATACTCAGAGTTTTCTGACCCTTTGTTGAATTCAATTCCTGCTTCAACTAATGTTGCCTTAAGTGATGGTGCTACTTTATTAATTACAAACTCATAAAGATTCTGTTTTGCTTTTGCATTTACTAGCGGTGGTTGCCATCCGTGTAAAGCAACTTGTAAGGCCCGATAGTCACCAGCGCCAGCGATAATATAACTACCACGTTCTACCGCCTTTACCATCTCGGGATGGGTATAAACTTTTCCACCCTCTGCAACGCGTGAATCACTTGCAATGACGCAACCGTCTTCAGTTTGTACACCAACGATTGTTGTCATTGTCCCCTACCTCGTTAACGTCGCTGAATTGTTCTTACGCTTGCGTTTGCTCCACCTGATGATGTCAGACTTGAAAGGATGCTTTGTAAATCTGGTCTTCCCTGTGGTGGGGTTGTTGGTAGTGCTGGTGAACTTTGGTCTGGAGAAGGAGCGCCTCCTGCTGGAGCAGCCTCAGGAGCAGGGGACATTTGCTCAACCGATTGTGGCACTCCAGCAGGAGGGACCTGTTGCTGCGGAGCGAATGTGGCTTCAATTGCGTCTTCTAGTGCTTGACCTTTTTGACGAGCCTTGATAACCGCAGCAATCTTACGTACGACTTCAGAGGCATCCTGGCCTTGAGTAGCCATCTGTGGAATGGCCTGTGTGTATGCCGTAAGTGAACCGAGGAGTGCACCACGCATATCCTCAATTTCAATCTTTTCTAATTCTTGTGTTACGTTAACTGTAAATGGTAATTCTCTCATAGCCATATCTCGGCTGATGAGTTTTCCTCCAAGTGCTTGAAGCATAAAGATAAGACCTTGTGCTGGATTAAGACCAGCGAGCATACCATAGCGAACATCAGCAGAATAGTCACCCTTGATGTCTTTGCTTGGCTTGTAGGTAATTTCATAAGGTGAACCCGAATCTACTCCACGAATTGTTTTTTCTTCTGAGTAAATCATTTCATCTACACAAAAACAAATTTGAATAATGTCTCGAAGTGTTGCAGCAAAAATTGCTTGTGCTGATTTAACCTGTGTATCAAATGCTCCCATAAGAGCCTGTACACCTTGACCAGTAACAACTGATGCGCTGATATTTCCAGTACGAGATTCAGGATAACGTGTACCAACACGAAGTTCTTGATTAAGAATATTCTGCTCAGTAAATGCGCCTTGCGGTAGAGTAAGTTCTACGCGGCGTACTCCCGCTGGGTTGGCTGTGCGGATAACTGCATCGCCACCAAGTTGTAGTTCCTGCACATCTTGTGGAAGTACGATAGGTGCCTGTACTGACTTCTCTGCCGCTTCCATTGCAAGTAATGCAAATCGGTTACGCAGTAACTGAATACCTAGCACATCATCAAACTGTCCACGCATTTCGCCATCAATAGATGGCTTACGTGCAACGACAACCATCATCTTACCAAGCGGATTAGCAGCCTGGGAAAGAATTAAGTTTTCTCTGCGTGGTACATAAATTACAGATTGGTCTTTGTCGTAGTAACGAACCATTTCAATTGTTGCATTAAGGTCTTGTTTGTACCCCTCTGAACCAAGGAGTTGCCTGTCATACTCTGGGAACTGAGATACTAGTTCACCAAGTGTCATAGAGTAACGCTTAGCAAATGCCACACAACGTCCATAGCGGTCAAATTCTGGGTAAGCCCCAATAGGATTTTCTATGCGAATACGTGGCAGTTTTGCTTCATCGTCTAGTTCAATAATGAACGGGACAAATCCATATGTTAGATACCAGTCAGCACCTGAGTACATATGTACTGCTAGGTCTGAGTGTTGGAAATAGTTAGAGGCAATACGGGTACGCTTATCAGCAAATGTACGTGCTCTATCAGATACTTGATTGGCTGCAGAGCAGTTAACCGCTGGAAGAGGAGCCATAACTTCAGATAGGTCACGAGCAACAATGTCAATAAAGTTTGCTACTACGTTTGCATCAACGCCCTCTGGAAAGAAGTTAGGATAAACTTCAGCAATCTTTCCTTTACGGACGGCAAGTACGTCAAGGTTACGCGCATCACGTTCGTGACTACGATAACGCAGGGATTCAACCCTTGCTACTACCTGCTCTATTGATAATGCCATTGTTGTCCTAACTATATTGGTCTGACCATTGGGATGAGAAGGCTTCATCCAAGTTAATGGATTGGCGTTGGTTAATTTGTGCTTGGGTTGCCCAACGATTCTGAGCAAACTGTCCTACCTTTGAAGAGCGTTGCATTAGTTCGCGGATGCGAATGATTGCAAACCATAATGCCATAACGCAGTCGGTTGGATTTTTAGTATCAGGCTTCCAAGTGATGAGTTCTTGTACTAAAGTCTTTAGACCTTCAGAGCCTTCATTGCTTGGAAGTTCGATGATGTTATTATCTTGGAATCGTCCATCTCGTGTGTTGCCAAATAGTGAAGCCATTGACGCTACACCAAATGATGTGTCCCACTTGTTCTTGCCAGTAAAGTGTGAGTTCAGTTGACATCCGTGGATTGATAAATAATTACGCAAGTTGTCATCTAGTGCATAAGCCTTCTGATGTGCGTTGATTTCGATACGCAGTTCCTGTGGCTTGTACTTCTCATCCCACTCTTCAATCAAGTTCTGAATCTTTTGCGGAGTTGGTTCGGTCATATTGACACAATCCAAAACATAAATTTTTCCATCAGACTTGTTGTATGTGCAAATAACTGCACCAGTGGCACCTGCCATAGCAGGGTCAAGTCCCATAACTGTATACGCACCCTCAAGGTGCTTAGGGTGTCCTGGAGTTCCAGCCTTTAGTGGACCTCGTTTTCGCATTCCGTTGACGGAACCTGCGACACAAGAAGGGGCAAAGATTGAATCTTCAGTGACATCTTCTTGCTGGTAAACCATAGCCCATACTGACGGGGATACCTGAGAGCGTCTCTTAAAGAGAGAAGGTCCATCCCACTTGGGAAAATTTCCATTGGCTAGTGCGTCATCCTTGTCGTTTTCTTGGCGGTCAGTTTCTGCCCACAAGGTTTTCCACGCTTCTGGCTTTTCATCAAATTCTAAAACGGCTGGCATAGCACAATAGGTAAATGGTGAGACTCCACCGCTCCACTGCCCTGGGTCACGCAGCATCTTGTACAAGTCAACTGGTGCCACTCTGGTTCCCACAATAATTAATTTACCGTGTCGACCAAGACGGGTGATAACTTCTTTTTGAAGCCATTCCATCTGCTTTTCCCACTCGTGGGCGTTAGTACCCATCACAGCATCATCGACAATAATCAAGTCAGCGCGAGCACCATAAATCTGGGAACCAATACCTAAGGCTTGAACCGTAGGGTCTTTCTCGCCAGAGTCGCGTCCTGTACCTAGGTAAAACATATCTGCCGCCCACTGGGTAGCATCCTTCTGGAATCCACCATTAGGACCGAAGGCGGTCTGGAGTTTCATATAGGCTGGGTGGCTAAGTCTGGTCTTGATAGCACCAAGAAATTTGCGAGCCATACCCTGAGTTTTTGAAACAATAATTATGCGGATGTTGGGATTTGTAACAATTCGATACACGGCATAGTTAATCGTGATAGTTGTAGATTTGGCGTGCTCAGGCGGTACGTTGATAAGTACACGGTCAGGGTCGCTAGGTTCATAAGTCATACCTGCGGGTTGCCAACGGGGTTCTACCCCATCAATCAGGTCGAGCCAGTTTAACTGGTGAGGAAACATCTTAGAATCTAAAAACTGCTCACAGAAGTCAGGGAAAGATATATCCTTGAGTTCTTTCAGGTCAGCCTTAACCCCTTTGCCAGCAAGTCGAGCCTTATCAGCCCGTTCCTTGAAGTCAGCATCCTGCATTGACCATTGGCGGAAGGTGACATCGTTACGACCTACGGCTGCCATAGCAGCGGTAATAGTGGCGCCTTGTTCAAGAAGTTGGAGCATTCGCTCCTGGGCTTCTTTTTTGGAGATGTTTTGTATCCCAGGCTTGCGCCCTCTGTTAGCCATAATAGAGTCCCCTATATCGGTCTAATAACGCTACCTGCCGAACGGCATAACTCTGGCGTTTACTCAACATTAATTATTAGTTATTTATATATTATAACTAACGAACGAGCGTAGTCCCAAACGAAGCGAGTTCGTTTAGAACTATGATGATTAAATAATCATCTATATAAGATAACCTGTTGGAAGTGCCAAAACCGAACACTCGGTTTCAATATATTTTTATAAGGGGGGCTATATATATAAAAGCCCTGGTCACAGGGCTATTCTAGGAATATAACAGAAAATTATTGACTGACTCCAAGAATATATATTGGACCAAATTTAATCAATGCCCCCTCAAATCATCCTGACGGATGACATTTCGGGAACCCTTTACCTCTACCTGACGGTTAGAGTCTTCCTGATGAGTAATAAATCTATGAATGAGTTCTATAAATGACAGAATTCAGAGCAAATAAGAATAGAACTCGCCAATGATTGGCGGGTGACTATCTCCTCCTAACGGTGTCGAAGTTCCCCCCGCTATTAATCCAATCAAGAATTGACCCCTCAATCCCTCACCCGATTACTTGCAGAGGTTCCGTCGGTGTGATGTAACTCACAGGATTTAACCCTTGACAATCTCTAACCCGTGTGCTTTAGGGGTTTCCCCCTTGTCGGATAATGTGATGTATCTCACACGTTTTGCCCTTGACACGCTATCCCTCAGCGTGAGAGAGTTAAGTCATAGCAAGGGGAACAAGCCCCACGCGAAGACAGGAGAACCAAATGATTTACAACCCAGACGAGCAAGCAGGGCACCTTGTCCTAGACCTAATTGACCATATGCAGAATGAGCAAGAGTTCGACAATGTAGTGAGCCTGCTAGTGGAATGGGGCTTAATCGGGGCAGGTCTAGGGGCTATCGCCCCCGAGATGTGGAAGGAGGGGAAATAATGGCGAAATGGGTACACCCAAACGGGGACACGATTACAACAGACGGCA